ATCTTATGGGTAAAATAGATAAATTTAAAAGTAAGAGGTCAGTAGAAGCTACAAGGCGATATAAGGAAAGATTTGTTGATGGTGGAATAATCTGCAATCAATGTAATAAAGTTAGAAAAAAAGAGCAATATCACACGCGAGTAGGTGGCTATCAATCGTATTGCAAGAAATGTTGTAGCGAGAATGGTAGGAAAAGAAATCAAAGAAATAAATATAAACTATGGTAAGGGGAAATAAATGGAAATAGAAAGAATGACCAAAGGTAGTTGGGGAAAGATTAAAGCGTTCTTCAATGTAAAAGTAAATGGATTTACAATAAAGGGATTTAAGCTGATAGAAGGTATTAATGGAAAGTTCGTAGGTGTTCCATCAATAAGAAAAGAAGATGACAGCTATGATAATATCGTGATAATCGATAAAGATGTTATGGTAAACTTACAAGATATTGCAAATAAGCATTATGACGAAAATTGATTAGTTTTCTAATTAGAACTAGACCAAAGCCACAACAAAGGCATCGTAGTAATGGAAGATTCCAATATGATCCATCATCTAAGGATAAAAATAAATTTCTATTACAAGCAAAGCAGTTCGCACCAGCAAAACCAATTACGAAAGATATAGAGCTAAGTATAACATTTTGCTACAAGCGACCTAGAAATCATTATAGAAGTAAGAATAAAGAATTAATACTTAAAGATGATGCTCCATATTATAAATCAAGTAAGGCAGACTTAGATAATTTAGTTAAATTTGTATGTGATGCTCTTAATGGAATATTCTACAAAGATGATTCGCAGGTAGTACAAATCTATGCTTCAAAAGTATGGGGAGCAGAGGATTATGTCTTTGTAAAAGTATCTCCTACAAATAAAATCTTAGAAAAACAATAAAAATATTATTAGGTTTAGAGTATGGCTAGACCAAAAAAATATGATATTGACACTAAAGAAGTAGAAAAATTAGCTGGATATGGTTGTACTAATATGGAGATTGCAGATTTCTTTGGCTGTAGTGAGAATACAATCAGGCGTTATGGCGAATTTCTTACAAAAGGCAGAGCTAATCTAAAAAAAAGATTAAGAAAAGCTCAATTAGATACAGCTTTATCAGGCAATTCTACGATGTTAATATGGTTAGGGAAACAAATGCTAGGACAAGTAGATAAGCAAGAGATAGAACACATTAGACCAATAGAAGAAATAGAGTTTGATGGAATCTAAAATGACCTTATATCAAGAGGATTATCTTCCTCATCAATGGGAGTTCATTACATCTAAGAAACAAATTAACGCCTTAGTAGGTGGATTTGGATCAGGTAAAACATACGCTTTTTTACACAAGACATTTATCAATCATATAAAGAAAAGAAACGATAAAGATATGTCTAATGGTTGGATTATATATCCTACATACGAATTAGCAGAAGAATTGTTTGTAGAGCCAATGAAAGATATATTTGAACGTAATGGTATCAATTACAAATACAATGTTCAGAAGCATAAATTCACTACGCCATATGGAATAATGAAGATATACCAGTTACAAAAGCCACAAAGAATTATTGGTGCAGAGCTTACTTTTATTGGGTTTGATGAGTTTGATGTAGAAAGCTGGAAGAATTGCGATATAGCATACAAGAAAGCTATTGGTCGTATGAGAGGTAGTAGTGATTGTGAGATATATATTGTAACATCGCCAGAGGGATTCCATTATACTCATCATCAGTTTGTAGAGAATTTTAATGATAGCAAAGCATTAATACACGGAAAGACTACCGACAATCCATTTCTACCTGATGCTTATGTAGATTTATTAGAAGAAAACTATGATAAAAGAATGTTACAAGCGTATCGTGATGGAAATTTTATAAACATACAGAACGAATCAACTTATATGTTCGATAGGAGTAAAAATGTCCAAGAATGTGAATATGACCGAAGTCAGCCGATACACATCGGGATCGATTTCAATGTTCAGCCCTTTTGTTGCATATTGGCTAACATCTACCCAACATCACCAAAAATCAAAGTGTTCGACACAATCACACTTTCACATCAAGGTCAAGGTGACTTACTTACACAAAGAATGTCTGATACCATAAAATCAAAATATCCAAATGAACAATACATTATATATCCTGATGCTAGTTCAAGACAACGAGCAACATCATCTGCTCATTCAGATTTTGATATATTGAAGATGAATGGATTTCAAATTAGAATGGGGAATAAAAACCCATTAGTAGTTAATAGAGTTAATTCGGTAAATAAAATGTTGGAGGGAAATATGATTATCAGTCCTAGATGTCAAGAGTTGATTCAGGACTTAGAGAAAGTAACCAACAAGCAGGGAACAAGAGAGATAGACAAAACTAACAAACTATTGACGCATAGTAGTGATGCTTTGGGCTACTTAACAAGCTATTTGTTTCCCATAAATAAACCAACATTAGGAGCAATAGAGAGATGATACCGAACGTAGGCAAAATGCTATTAAGAGAATCACAAGCAACAGCACAACAAAACGCTAAGAATGAATGGCGTAGAAAAAGAATTATGGCTAGAGATTTTTATAATGGAAATACAGAAGATTATACTAGAAATTATTTTAGCAACAATCTTCTAAATAAGATACCATTAGCCAATGTCAATATTACAAGGCGTATTATAGATAGAATTAGTTTGGTGTATATGAAGCCACCAAAGCGTGAATACTCAAATGAGAATGTTCCTATGATGTTTAATGAAAAAGATTTAAAACTGCAAAGAGCAGAACGAATGACGAATCTGCTTGAGCATATCTTGATAAAACCTACTTGGCGTAATGGTGTAATAGATTATGATATTATAATGGACTTTGAAGCACAATTCGGTGATGATCCATTAAGACCTACAGCTATTACATATCCTCTCTCTATTAAAGCATCTGTAATGGACGATACTCCAGAGTTAACTGCTTATTGGGATAGTGAGAACACATTTATATTTGACAATAATGGGAAGATTCAGGACGACCCAGACAATCCAGAGCACATTAATCCTTACGGTGTGTTACCTTTCATTGAATGTTTTAAAAATGGTCGCCCTGAGTATTCCTATATCGATACATCTCCAGCTATGGATTGTTTAGCTACGAACTTAGAGGTTAATGTATCAGAAACAAACTCCAATGCAAATACAATGTTCCAATCATTTGGCTATATGTATGTTAATGGTAGCCAAGTAGAGAAAGATACTCTCGAAGTTGGTCAAGATAAAATTAGCTTTCTTGGAATTGATGGAACAATGAACATCGTATCTCCACCGAATACAGTAGATGCTTTAGCTTCCTCCATAGAGCATAGCTACAAGTTACTCGCGCAGAACTATCATCTAAATATCTCATTCGTAGACGGAACGGCAGCTCAATCTGGTGTAGCAATCAAACTGAGAAATCAGGAGCTTACCGAATCGCGCATTAGTGATATTATTCGGTGGAAAGATGTTGAGAAGAAAATGTTTGAATTAGAATCAATTATTATAGGCGTTGAAGCAAATGTGAACGCTGGTGAACTAATAAAACTTGATTACGAGGAACAAGAGGAGATACTATCCGATGAAGAAAGACGAGCCAAGTGGGATTGGGAACTCTCACACGGAATCATCGATGTCGCTGATATATTATTACAAAAAGATCCAGACAGATTCCCAGATAGGGAAACAGCTCAGGACTATCTATTCGAGAGAAGCAGCCAAGACCTCGCTGAAGATGACGAAGAAACCACTCCTAATGGCTCGTTACTTGAAGCACTAACCAGACCAGTAGGATAATGGCTGAATATCAAGGAAAAGAAGTAAGACTAGATAAGCCAAGTCGAATCACACAAGGTGAGGCTGGTTATGGTCGTAAGAAGTTCAAGGTATACGTCAAAGATGGCGATAAGGTAAAGAAAGTAATGTTTGGTGATCCCAATCTAAGCATTAAACGATATTCCGATGAAAGAAGAAGAAGTTTTAGAGCAAGACATAAATGCGATTCTAATAGACCTACAGATAAAACCAAAGCTAGATATTGGAGTTGTAGATTCTGGGAATCAAGAAGAACAGTAACGGAGTTGCTAGGTGGCTGATCAAAATTATATAGACAATGTAGCAGATACTATTGCTAATCAGGTTGGCGTATTACAACAAGAGATGGTAAGAGATTTACTGAAACTATCTAAGGATAGGCGATTCAAGTCCATTGATGAGTTCTTATTAGCTATAGACCAATTAGATTTGGAACAGATTGTGCGATTAAAGGCACAAAACATAGTTAATGGATATGTTGCTGCACATACACAGATTCTTGCCGATATGACGTTATTTGGAGAGGTAACCGAAAACACTCTACAAGCATTAACAAACTTCTCTACATCATCATTTGCAGATAGTCTAGGTAAAATGAGTGGTGTTATTAAAACTGAGATTGTTAAAGGTGCATTAGGTGAAGCTACAGAACAAGGTATTCTACAAGCAATACAACAACAAGCTGGGCTATCAAATGCACAAATGAGAACACTTGTAACGACTGGACTTAATGATTATAGTGCATCAGTAGGTAAAATAATGATTGATGAATCTCCTAAGAATGAAAAGTTTAGATATGTAGGTGCAATAGATGATAGAACACGACCACTATGTATTAAGATATGGGAAGCTGGTGCGATGACTAAGAAAGAAATCAAAGCCAAGTTTGGATCAGAAGTATTAGTAGAAAGAGGTGGATATAATTGTAGACATCAATGGTTTCCAGTAGAAGCATCTGATGAAAGTAAAGATGTGAGAAAAGATGCTTGATAAAAAGTTCTTTAAAAGTTTATCTAGTGCGATGAGAAAAGATTATGTCAAACACATATTTGAGAATGGTAAAGATATATTTGGTAGAAAGTTTAAAGGATATACTCAAGATTATGGTCAAAAAAAGAGAGCAGATTCTTTTCCTAGACAAGAAAGTGCATTTGCTAGAAAGACATCTCCAGTATTAACTGGTGATTTTAGAGATGATTGTAAGCCAAATCATACAAAAAACTCTGCATCTATTGAGTGGGCTGCATTTGGATCAAGAGTAAACCATTTAAAAAATATGGGAAGATTATTAACACACGATAGACAACCATTACCAAGAAGAATAATTAGAATGATAGATAGAAAAGTAGGTAAAGAAGTTGAAGAACAATTCCCAAAGGATAAAAAAGTTGTTATCAAGATTGGAAAATAAGTATTTTTTTATATTGACTTTTATAACTATTATATGTATAACGATTTAGTAGTAATTTTGTTACTTAACTCACAAAAGAGGAAATAAAAATGTCAGAAGAAAACACAAACACACCCATAGCTGATGACAACAGCGTAAAAAACGACAGCACAAAAGCTGATACAAATGATAATGGTATTCCAAAAGCTAGATTAGATGAAGTAGTTGCTCAGAAGCATAAAGCAGTTGATGAAGCTAATTCTTATAAGTCGCAGTTAGAGGAACTTCAAGCAAAGCAAGAAGCTGCTAGAAAGAAGGAACTTGAAAAGCAAGGCGAATATAAGACGTTACTTGATGAAGCTAATGCTAAGATAGAGAAGCTATCAGGTGTAGCAGAAGAATATAATGTATATAAAACCAACAAGAGAACATCATTGATGGAGAATATTACTAATGATGATGATAAGCTAATTGCAGAAGATTTATCACTCGATAAGTTGGAAAAGTTTGTAGGTAGGGTGTCGCAAACTAACACAATAGGAACTCCAAATCAAAGACCAGCTAACTCAACAAAAGGAGTGGGCGAATTTGGTGGATATAGTTCTTGGGAAGAATTTGCTGTTAAAGATCCGAAAGGTGCTGAGAAAGCGATAGCAGATTCTACAAATCAGTATATTAAATAATTATAAAAATATCTTAGGAGAAAAAGATGAATAATTTATTAAACAACATTCAAGGTTGGGTGCATAATGGCTCTATGGGTAATGACCTGATGGCGAATACAGATGTAGGTGTTGCAGCTGGTGGTTTAGGTAAAACAATCGCAGCAGCTATCGTGCAATTCAATAAAGCAGCAGTAACTCCAGCTACAATTTCAATGGCTGCAGCAGTTAAAGGCTCAAATAGTGTTCAATTTCCAGTATATAGCAAATTAGGTGTAAGTGATGTTACAAATGAAGCGACTGGTGATGAGGATACAGAAGTAGCAGCAACAAGTCTTACAACAGCAGCGACTACTGTAGAAATATTAAGAAACCACATTAACGCTAGAGTAACTGACCTTGCTGTTCACGGCAACGCTGATGCTCTAATGATAAATGCTGGTCAAGTTCTTGGTAATGCAGTAGCTGCAGAGTTTGATGCTAATATTTGTGCTAGATTTGATGCTTTCGCAACAAGTAAAGGTACAGATGATTCATTAAGATTCATTGACATTATGGACGCTGTTGCATCACTAGAAACTAATGATGCTCCAAGACCATATAGTGCAGTATTACACCCACAGCAAATGTATGGCTCATTTGGACTTTCAAATGATCTAGCTGTTACACAAACTGCTTCTTCTACTGGTGCATTTGCACACGGAGGAGCTGCTTCAGTTGGTGAGCAATTTTATGGTGCTGGGTTTGTAACTAGTATAGCTGGTATCAACTTCTACACATCACCACAAGTTATTGATGGTGCTACTGGTAGGAAGAAAGGTGCTATATATGCTAAAACAGCATTAGGTTGTGGATATTTAGATTTCGGTGGTGGTAATTTTATACAGATTGCTACTGAAAGAAATGAACTAGGTGCATCTACTAATATAGTAGCCAATGGTTATTGGGCTTCTGATGAATTAGTTGATTTGCACGGAGTTGAAATCCATACAGAAATATCTTAATAAAAGATAACTTTATAAGGGGAGTGTAATGCTCCCCTTATGGGGAATACAATGTCAGAAAACATTATAAGAAAATCAAAGCCTAAAAAAGATATAGGCAATCTAAATAATAAAAAATTTGGTGTAGAACTTGATCCTAATAAAAATCTATGTTTAGCAGAAGATAAGGATAAAGGGCAACAAGCATATTATAAAGGTAGTCCAATGAAGTATATGGATTATATGCAAGAAGTATCAGATAGAATTAGTAGAAATAAAAAAGGCAAAGGAGCAGACAATTTAGGTTTCTTTGGTGGTGTAAGTTTTGATAAAAATGGTAAAATAATTAAATAATAGGAGCAATTATGGCTGAAGCTAAAAAGAAAGAAGCTAAAAAGAAAGAAGTCAAGAAGGTTGGTAAGTTAAAAATTACAAAGCCTAATGGTAATGTTATAGAAAGAGATTTGCTAGATGGTTTGAAAGAAGCATATGTAGCAAAAGGCTATAAAGTAGAGGAGATGTAATATGCCTTACGGAAAAAGTGATTTTAAAGTAATAAGAGTAACACCAACAATAGACACTAATGCCTATGGTGCTGGAGAAGTTTTATTTACTACAACTGAGATACCAAATGCAGTTATTGGAAATGGTGGTTGTTCTAAGTTGTTAGGTGTATGGATTTTAAGTCAATCAGGTGCAGTACAAAAAGATATTTCACTTGTTTTTATGCAAAATAACACAAGTATTGGAACAGTAAACTCAGCTCCTGATATATCTGATGAAGATGCAGAAGCTGTGGGCATTTTAGGTGCAATACCTAATATAGATGCTGGTAATACAGATGTTGATTTGGGTGGAGTTAAGGTATTAGGTGGTGGAACTCAATTAGGTCAATCTAGTGTAGCTATTCCAATGTTATTACAAGCATCAGATGATTCTACAAGTGTTTTCTTTGCTGGATTAGCAAAAGAAGCAGCAACTTATGAAGCAGCAGATGATTTAGACTTTGTATTTCACATAGAATACAGATAATGCCTAGATTTGGTAAGAGATCAAAAGAAAGATTAGCTACTTGTGATGAAAGACTACAAGAGGTGTTCAATGAAGTTATTCAATTCGTGGATTGCTCAGTTCTCGAGGGACATCGTTCCCAAGAAAGACAAGATAAGCTCTATGACGAAGGCAAGACAAAGGTTAAATTCCCTCGTGGTCGTCATAATAGTAGTCCTAGTAGGGCTGTTGATGTTACACCTTATCCAGTAGATTGGGAAGATAGAGAAAGACAAACCTTGTTCGCTGGATTTGTTCTTGGTATTGCTAGAGCTAAAGGAATCAAGTTAAGATGGGGTGGCGATTGGGATATGGACTTTCAAGTAATGGATAATCGTTTTGATGACTTCCCACATTTTGAGGTAAGAGATGATTGATAAGAACTTAATTGGAACTGCATTAACAATATGCACGATTCTAGGCACGTTTATCTACACACAAGGTATTATGTCTAATAAGATAGAAACCTTTGAAAATAACGCCAAAGAGAACAAAATAAAGATAAACAAGAATCAAGAAGATATTCAAGACTTAGAAATAAGCGTTGGGAAGATAGAAACAATGATGGAAGAACGCTTTGATAAGCTAGAATCTTTGATAATGGAAATGTAGAGTGAATGGGCGAAGAACAATTAAAAGAGATTGGAACGAACTTAATTGGAAGTTATGGGTGGTTGTTCTTGGTTGGATTCGTAGCGATGTTATTCAGGAGTACGCTAGAAGGTTTAGTAGAATCTGTAAAGATATTCTGGGGAAATGCAATCAACGTTGGCGATGTGATTTATATTTGGATCGAGGGAAAGAAGTACGCTGGTCGCATTGTAAGAGTTGGTTTGTTCAAGTGTTCTATCGTGGTTTATAACGTATCACATAATGCAGATGGAGAACCATACATTAGTGGTGGCGAGGATTTAGAAATACAAAATAGTAAGATTAAAGATTATACAATGACAAGACCTATGGAAAATATTGATATAAGTGGGTTTAAAAAAAATGGATATAAGGAGTAAGAATGGATTTTTTATTAAATAATATAACAACTATAGCAACAGTAGGAACTGGTGGCGTAGCATTGACTATTTTAAAAATGATTCCAAATGATAAGATTTGTGCAGTAGTAGAAAAGACTTTTGAATCACTAGGTAGAATATGCACATTAAATCTATCAAGATGGAGTTGGTCAAAGAAGCATTGGGGAGTTGTAGAAACGTGGCTAATAGATATGATTGACAATGTATTCGGATCAGTTGTAAGAGGTTTGATTAAAGGTTTAAGAAGTGATAATAAGTAAGATTTTATCAAAGTTATTACCATTAGTAATCAAAGAGGTTACTAAGAAATTATCTAGCGTAAAAAACGATATTATACCTCTTAAAAAGTATGTAGAAGAACCTAATGAGAATAACATTGCTATTGATAAGATTAAAGATGAACTTATTTTTATGAAGAATAAGATTAAACAGATGGATAGTAAAGCTAATAGAAAGAAAGACAAGAAATGGTATGACGATTAATGGCTTATAGTAGTAATAGAACAACTAGTAATGCTCGTATTTATCAGGATAGTAGTAATCTACGATTAGACAATAGATTATCTTCTGATAAAAAGCCAGTTAAGATAGGTGATGATGTTACAGGATTATTGTTAGCAGATAATGAAGTATTTGTAGAAAAATCTCCAACACAAGAAGATCATATCGCCAATAAAAAGTATGTAGATTCGTTTACATATCAATTTATTAATTGTGGGTATTATGGCAATGCTACTGGTAATTTTATTCCGATTAATGGCTATGTTATAGAGAAAACATCTACAACTTCATCTAATGAGTTTATTGCTTTTGTTGCACCATATAATGGTAGTGTCAATAAGGTTATGTGGAGAAGTGAGATAGCACAAAGTGGTAATACAGTATTTGCAATACACGAATCGGCAGATGGGACAGAAACACCAAGTTTAGTACCAGCTTATCAATTAACAGAAGCAGTAGATATAGCAGATGATATTACCCATAGTTTTAATATAGGCAATTTATCATCAACCACACTTACTAAAGGTAATATATACGCTTTTAAAATAACTCACCCATCAGCACCACAAGATACAAATGTAACAGTTGTGATTAAATGGGATTTAACTTAGGAGAATAATGAGTTTAACTGGAAAAACATTAGCAAATACATATAAAGATTTACTGCAAGTAGATAATTCAAATAATGGTGTAGATACAACAACAAGAAATATTAAAGATGGAGAAGGCACTCCGTCTTGTGCTTTTTTATCAGATGACAGCTTAGTGGTTAGACCACAGAACGATGATACTACAACAGCCTTAAGAGTAAGAGCAGTTGATGGAACTGCTGTACTTGCAGTAGATACTACAAATCAATTAGTAGTTGCATCAGGAAATAATGTAAATACACAATATGCAACATTTGCAATAGGAAATGTAGAATCTGGAGTATTTGTAACTGATACACACCACCCACTACCATTTGGTTCTGCAAATTATGCCAATGCAACAACAATACCTAGATTTGGAACTTCAACAGATCCAGATACATCTTTTACAACATCAGATTCTACTAGAGAAAGAGCATCGGACTTAGTTTCTTTATTGTGGTATATTCCAGATGCAATAAGCATTGATTCAGTTACATCTATTGAAGGTGCAGATGCTGCTACTGGAGATACCACTCGTATGCACTTATTTAGTTACGACTTTACAAGTGGCTCTACATCTGCATTAACAAACGGAACATTATTAGCACATAACAACGATGTTACTAACGCTGGAAGTGAACAAGCGTATTTAAGTAGCTGGACAATAGATAGTGCAGCAGTCGCATCAGGGAAAGTAGTATTAGCATTTTTTAGGTCGGATAGTATTAATTCAGACTATTCAATCAGTATAACAGTAAAGTATCATTTAACTTAGGAGTAAAATTATGGGAAAAGAATTATATCCATCTATAGGACAGCCAAGCAGTAATGGCTCAGTTCCAGCAAGGAAAAAAGTGGACTATTCAAAGCCATTGGATAAAAAAAAGACAGCCATTTCATATAGTGTAGATACACATACATTATTATTAGATATAGCAACATCAAGTGAATCTGAATCTAAGACTACTGCTATGAGTGCAGTTGCTGTTAAGAATGATGGTAATGTTTCAGCTTTAGCAATTTTTGGTTATCAAAGATACACAGATGAAACAAATGAAGGCAACACCGAATATGTGCATTATTTATTAGCACCTGATGAAGAAATAACTATACCAGCTACTAGAGCAATTATCGTTGATAGCTTAGACCATTTTGATGGAACTGCTGTAGCAGCAACAGCACCTAATGCAAATATGTATGTTGCAAGTGGTTGCTTACTTGATGAGGGAAGTAATATTACCGATAGTGTTACTAACTTTACTGTAGACGATGGAGATTATTTCGAGATAGGTGATTTGATTAGATTAGATAATGAGATTATGGAAATAACAAATATCGTAACAAATGAACTTTATGTGATAAGAGCAGTTGATGGTAGCACAGCAGCATCTCATAATGACGATGTAGCAATAAGATTACCATTCTACAATGCTTATCACGATTTCGATAAATATAGTGTAGCTCAAACAGATTCGCTTGGTAGATACAAAGCTACGAATCTAGCTGGGTATGGTCGTGTTGCAGCGAATGAAGGTGGGATAACAGCTGGGAGTGTAGCAATTCAATTCTATGAGAGTGGTTATGCAAAATTAGGATTAACAGACATAACTGCAAATACAGAGAGTGGATTAACAGCTTCTACTGCTTATGAGTTTGACATTACTGTAGATGGTGGAACAACATTTGATAATCTATCATTTACAGTAGATTCAAGTAATACTAAGTTTGGTGGCTCTACTGGAATCATCGCAAAGATACAAGATGCACTAGATACTCAATACTACACATCAGGCAATCTATTTGAGAAGAAAGTTACAGTATCTATAGAAGGTGGCGATGTAATATTTAGAAGTGGCTCACGATTATCAACATCAGCAATAACATTAGGAGCTGGTAGTAGTGGAACAGCAGAGTTTTTAGGAACTGGTAGAATCCCAGCAGCACCAACATCGGTAGCAGCTAGATTAGCTAGAGAAACAAATGTCGATCCAGTAACTAATTCTACATCGTTTAAAAACATATTCTTAAGAGATGATGGTAGAGGTAATTTAATCTGGAGAAATACTACAATCGTTGGAAGTGTAAACTATGAAAGTGGTGCAATAGATTTTACTATACCAGAATTAGTAGATGCAGAATTTGTAGTAAGTTTGCTACATACATCTGCGATGAGTGGAGCATTATCAACTGCTGGAAGTGGTAGAGCAAACTCGCTAGTTCAAGTGCTTGGAAATACGCCACAACAAAAATGTGAAGCAGTATTAACATTAACAACTTATTAAGGAGGATATATGCCTAAAGGTAAAGGAACGTACGGAAGAAAAGTTGGTAGGCCTAAACTAAAACTAGGTAAAATTAAAAGAAAAAGAATGACTAGAAGAAAGAGGAAATAATAAATGGCTACTGATTTTAAATATGCAAGTCAAAGTGATCTTGAGATGTATTATCCAAACTTCTCATCTTACGATGCTAAAAGACAGATTCTAGGTTGGGAAACGACTGGAACATCTAATCTATATCTAGCAAGAAATTCAGGCTTAGTTACTCAATTATTTGTCAATGGAGAGGATTTAGGAGATGCAGAAGCTAATAGTGGTGTAGTAAATGTTAATGGTGAATGGTATTATGATAGTGCTTTAGATACTATTTATTATTTTAACGATGCTTCTAATCCAATAGATTTACTAATGGAGGGTGGTATTGACAATGCTACTTATTTTGACCAAATGCTAGTAAACGCTTCAATGGAGCTAAATAATTTACTAGATGCTAGATATGCTACCCCATTACCTAAAGTTGCTCAAATAGACCAAAATACAGCGTCAAATACCCAAGCTAAAGAATATGATGCAATCGTAATTAAGATGACATCGTACATTTGTGTCGCAAACATATTAAGAGCTGAAGGTCAAACAGAAGAAGCTGATTATTACTATTCACAAGTAACAAATGCTGATAGGACTGGAATAGTAGATAGGCTAAATGCTGGTGAATTTAAGTTATCTTATGAAGTAGATGCTAAAGATAGACAAGGTGCGATTAATAATAAAAGCGTATCAGGAAGTATGGATATAGTGGAAACTGATGGACAATATGTAGGTGAAGCATATGATTTATTAAAAATAACTTGCACAACGACTGGTGCTTATGGTGTTGCAGAAGTAAAAGTAGAGTATTATGGTAATGATAAGATATTCGGTCAAGAATCTGATCCAGAACTAGTTACTGGTGGACTACAAGAATTAAATGGATTAGGTGGATTAATGGTAAGATTTCAAGGTGCATCAATGACACAGAATGACTATTGGGAGATTGAAGTAGCAAGTGCTAGTAGAGAAATAACAAATGCACAATCAAGTGCGATTGATTTAACTAGACGAGGATATAGCTACTAATGCCGATAACTCCTAAAAATAATTTTAAGAATATACTCGATAAATTAAAGAATATATTAAGAACAGAGTTTGGGAACACATTACCAATATACGTTGGACACGATACTAAAAATGTTAGTAGTCAGTATCTACGATTAGATCCGATAAGCAATTCATTGCTTGAATATGCTTCTTTCTCTGAAACTAGAGAGTATAACATTAATTTCTTGTATTATAGTGGTAAAAAAGATATAGAAAAAGTAGCTCTTGATAATGTTCTTCGCGTTGTAGCTAGAATAGAAGCACTTATTCACGATAATATTACAATGGAGTTATCAGATTCTTCTAAAGCCTATGATTGTAAGATAGAAACAACAGAATACAATACAGAGGAAGAAGAAGAAAAGTATGTAGTAACAATGAGTTTTAATTGCAAACATTTAGGAAATGTAGCTTAGGAGAAAGTATGAATGTAAAACCTTTAGTAGATAAATTGCAAAAATTCAGTTCAGTTGGTATGCCTTGCACATCAAAAGAATTTGATGATTTAAAAGATGGTAAAACAATAGCGTTGCCGAAAGAAGTTGCATTAGAGATGCAATCTATGGGATTGGTAACAGCAATAGATAAAAAGAAAAGTAAAGGAGATAAATAATGGCTAGTGCAACAAACCTTCCCATAAGTAATGTTAAAGTTGGTATTTTAGGTGAAAGTACCTTTGGAGTTGGATTGGATAGTAGTGGAGCAGATGGAGAAGATTATAGACAACTTCCAATCGTTCAGCCAACTAAACCAACATTTAATGTAACAAGGGAATCAAGATTATTATCAGGTAGAGGATTAGTAAAAAACGCTAACGATACAATTCTTAATACAAGAGGTGGAACAATAACGATGCCTTTCGAGATGATTGCTACTCCAAAGTTATTAGCACAACATCTTGCTCTTGTAGCACAAGAACATAGTGAATCAGGAAGTTATGTTCACTTAACAGAGATTGGTGGTGAAGGAACATTGATTTCAGCAATAGGTGGAACAATATCAAATAATATTCCACATACAGTAAATCTAGCTTATTATCCAGCTGCTGGAGAAGGAATTAAAGTAACTGGAGTAATGTGTTCTGATCTTACATTATCGATGGATTATGGAACTAATGGTGGCTTTATGACTATGAGTGGTAACTATTTTAGTGGCTTCTCAAATCCAGTATCTACTGGAAGTGTATTAGAGCAGACTTTTAATGGCTCTTGGGTAGCTCCTGAAACTACTGGTTACTATAACATAGGTGATTTATCTACAAAGACATTAACTGTTGATGGTGCTAATATGGACGTAGTATTAAAAAACTTTAGTGTAAGTATATCTAATGGAGTAAATAGAGTTGGTTTTAATTCAAATGGTGATGCAGAAGCATACTCTATACCTGAATATACAGTAACTGGAAGTATGACTATTAAATATGATGCAAATGCAGATTATGGTGCTGGTGAAAATGTTATTCAAGATTTTCTTGATGGAGATACACTTGCAATAGCACTAAATATTGGTGATGGAACTGTATCTTCTGTAGGTGAAGCAAATATTGCGATGAATGTTCAATATACTGGTGATCCAGCACAAGATATATCTGAGAACGGAATATTCCATTCTTTAGCATTTGAAGGTGTTACGACTGGTGCTTCAGATACTAACGAAGCATTTCAAATATCAGTATTTAATGGTGAATCACAATCAGCGTGGTAAAATAAGGATAAACTAAATGGCTAAAATAACAAGCGAAAATAAGAAAGATATACAATTTGATATAAAAGAGTTAAACTTACGAGATAGGGGTAAATTTAACAATTTATACCATAAAGCAGAGTTATCTGAGCCATTGGATTGGACATCATTTGCAGAATGTTGTTTAATAGCAACAAAATTTACTGAAGATGAGCTTAACGAGTTTACAGATATTGACATTATATTGATTGCTAAAGAATGTTACTTCATTGTGAATAAAAAAAAATTGAAGAAATCAAGTTAAGGATCAATGTTCAAATATCTTTACACGGAATACAGAAGGTAAACACATTTCCAAATGAATTTCCTTATGTAGCGTTAAGCCCATATACTGGTAACGATGTAACATTTGATAGTATCGATGACGTATATCGAGTTATATTTGAATGTTATAATGAATGTAAACAAAAGGGATTTGACAGAGTGGGAGAAGCATTATACGAACAGGCTCTTATGTTTGTTAATATGGATAAGTTAATAGACGAAAACAGCCAAATGAGAATAAGGGAATATCAATTCTGTAAAGACTTTAATTGTCCTCCATATCCATCACTAAAAGAAACTCCAGCAGAAGTTGTTGATGAGTTTACTATAATACAAGAAGAAATGATACAATTCAGCACAAAGGGTAAAAATGGCTAATAAAACTACTTACGAAATACAAGCAAAAACCAGAGGATTCAAAGATTCTAAAACACAAGTAAAGGGATTAAACAATGCTTTGGGTGGATTAGCAACAAAAGCTATGACTGTTGCTGGTGCATATTTTGGAGGTCGAGCATTATTAGATGGTATTAATGCTTCTGTAGATGCTTTTGCACAACAAGAATTAGCAGAAAAAAAGCTAGAACAAGCACTAGGTAGAACATCACAAGCATTATTAGACCAAGCATCTGCGATGCAAACAGTAACAACATTTGGTGATGAAGCTATTATAGCACAACAAGCATTTCTAGGTTCTATTGGAATGACTGAGGATCAGATAAAAGATATACTTCCAGTTGCAGCAGATTTAGCAGCAGCTACTGGAATGACACTTGAATCAGCAGTCAGGAATACTGCAAAGACTTTTAGTGGACTAGCTGGAGAACTTGGAGAGCTTGTTCCACAACTAAGAGATTTAACAGCCGAAGAAATGAAAGCTGGTAAAGCAGTTGAGGTGATGGGAGAATTGTTTGAAGGTGTTGCAAAAACTGAAGCGATGACACTACAAGGAACACTATCTAGAGTTAAAAATGTGGTAGGCGATATGGCTGAAGATATAGGTGCAAAATTAAGCCCATCGATTGAAAATTTAGCTTTTAAATTTTTACAATTAAGAGATGCTGTAGAGCCAATGGAAATTATAGAAAGACAAATCGAAAGTAATAAACAAAAAATAATAGAATTAACAGAACTTAACGAAAAAGGTGTTGCTTCTTATGATGGGCTTTCTGTTGGGGTTGATTTTACTGAACGAATAAATGAGCTTACTGAAGATAATATAAAATTACAAGAAAAACTAGCAATGTTTAGGGTAGATACAAGCTATTTACTTGTTCAAGAGAGAGAAAATTTAGTTGGATTAACTGAGGGAGAACAAGCACTTGCTACTTTAAGAGAAAAAACATTACCTGAAGAAATAAAATTAAATACAGTAAAAAATACTCAAAAAGAAGAAGAAATAAACTTAACTAATAGATTAATAGAAGTATCTCGAACAAAGGCAACAATGATGCAAATTGGCGCTGCTGCTGAAGTTGCAGCAAATTCGCAGATATTTAGTAGTTTTGCATCATTAGCTGGAGCTACTGGTGAAAATGCAAAATTAGTTAAGGATTTAACAATAGCACAAGCAATAGCAGATACTTATGCTGGTGCAAATAGGGCTTATGCACTAGGTGGCCCAGCTGGAATTATAACTGGAACTGCAATTATTGCAGCTGGTTTAGCAAATGTTATACAGATTCAATCTGCTTATAGAGAAGCTCAAGCATCAGCAAAACAAAAAGAAGGCGCTCAATATGGATTTGAAGGAGTTGTAGATGAGCCAACTCAATTTACAGTTGGTGAGGGTGGTCAAGCAGAGTATGTGTCTGTAACTCCTATGGAAGGTGTTAATAACGCTGGTGGTGGATCACAAATTATAATACAAGGTAACGTAATGACTGATGAATTTGTAGAAGGCGAACTTGCAGATAGAATAGCAGATGCAGTTAGACGTGGAACTGATTTTGGTATGTCGTGATAGAATTAAAACCTAAAATAAAAAACGATTTATCTTCTAGCATCAACAATTTTGATCTCTTATTTGTAATTAATCATAGTTTAAAAACGTATTATCTATCAACTCAATCACAGACATTAGATGGTATTTATTATGACGATTTAATAATGAAGGTTGGTGGACTTAAAGAGTCGATTAATTTACGAGATAAAAAGATAAAGCTAAGTGGAACATCAATAATAATAAATAATTCCGAAATAAGTGGAATACGCTTCTCAGATACGATTGTAGGCGAAATGAGTGGTGGTATTGTTGATATTTATATAAAAACACAATCTTGCGAAAGTTTAGAAGATTGTATGACAATAGCTTCATTAAAAATAACTGGAATAACACACAATAGTTCTGATATTACTTTACAATGCGAAGATAGATTTATAGACGAATTTCACAAAGAACTTCCCAGAGTTGATGATACATTATATGAAGGAAAAAATACATTTGTAGGTGATAACGAAAGAAGAATACCAATATTATATGGACATTTAGAAAATGCACCAGCAGTTCTTTTTATAAATAACAATACAATAGAATCTGCATTTGCTGATAATAATATTTTTATTATTCCTGATAGAGCATTTTTAGATAATTCTGATATTATTGGTATAAAGCCTATAAGTCCATTTGCTTTAGATGATACTACATCTCCAAATCAACTTATTAATAATAGTAGTTTAAGTATTAAGCTCGGAGATAATGCTGCGATTGTATATAGTCAGCCACCTGATAGAGCTAATAAAATAATTACACAAGGATTAAAAGAAAACAATTATGAATATGAAATTGATTGGAATACACAATATACTTTAAATGATAATAACACGGCTGTTGTGCTTAATACTGCACAAGATTCTAATTCACCTAAGTTTATATCAACTGGAAATTTATTATGCTCAGAAATAAGTAAATTAAAAAAAGCTAATGTTTATGTAATTAGGTATGCTTTTATGTTATATCCACTTTTTAATTCTATTATTGCTCAAAAACAATTTTTGCTAGAACAAAAATTTAATATAAAAGATAAGTATTCAGATATGTTATCTGTTATTAATTATGCAATTGATATAGAAGAATTATCGTATAATGAACATCAATTTGGAGATTATAGAAGTTTTGACGTTCCTATATTTGAATTAGAGTTTGAGCCAATAAAATCAAGTGTGTCAATATCTGAAGGAAAAGAAAAACGTATTATTACAGATGGTAATATGATAGGAGCATTTAATAATAATATAGAAGCTGAATATGTAGGTGGTGGAGCTAAGGACGAGCCAGAATCTTTAGAATATTGCATATTCCCTCAACAAGCAAACTTTATTTCAAAGCCATCTGAAGAAATTGATAACTCTAATTGGACTGAAACACATATTGGTATTGTTGATTTAATACAAAATATAGCAGTATCAAGTGATGATGAGGAGTTTAATCCTTGGGATCAACACGATTACGATTATATGCCTAAACTTGCACGAAGATTCCAAGAAAAATCACCACTTAGAATAAGGACATCTATGCCTATATCTAATGTTGAAGGAACTTTTTTCTCGCAAGATAATAGAAATACTTTTCAAACAACAGCCCAACAAGAATTAGATAATGAGATTAATACTTGGCGTATGGACGATGAGTGGATAGATAGTGCTAATTGGTTAGATACAAATATATTTACTGGATATATTGTTCCAACTTGGGATTTAACTCAACAAAGTTCTTGGGGTGGTGGTTGGACTGAGAATGGTGATAGTTTGCTAATGAATATTCAATCAGAATTTAAAAGTATGATTTATAAAAGGAATTGGTATCAATCTGAAGTATTTAATAAGGATTTCTTTTTAAATGCAAGAGGTAGAGCTAAAACAATAGATAATATTTTAATTGATAATTACAATAAAATAATAAAAGTAGAAAATTTACAAATTAAATATAAATCATCTAATAATTTAGAAAATGGAATAGAGGAATTAGAACAAGAAAACACATTATTAGAAGTATATGATTATTTGACTAATAGAAAATTTAAAAATTTATATTTTCAAAACGAACGATATGATTTAGTTATAGATGGTCAAATACAAAATAAGAATATAACATTATATGATATAGATGTGTCAGAATTTACTACTGATATAAATGCAACAGATAGCATATATCAATTTTTATCAAATGCAACAATACTTAGGAAGGATAGTGGTGGTAGTTGGGTTGATTTAAATAATGAATCTATATCCTCTATGTCATTAAGATATGGTAAAAAAATATATCAAGATGGTGTTTTATCAGGATTTGAGTATTTAGATGAAGCAACGGATTTAATAGATGCTTTTCCAAAAAATGCTATATTTAATGAATCGGATATAAGAACAAGAATAGATTTTGGTAATGATGATACTCAAGATAATAATTATGTATTTGCAACTTTTGATCCACTTACTACAAATATATTAGTAGATACTCAAGAAGTAAAAGAGATGATAAAAAAGCCATCTGATGTTATAGATGATTTAATGAAAAGAGAATTAGGATTAGAAGAAGATATAAATAGAGTAAATGTAATTGATGATAACTATGAACTTGATTTCTCAATATATAAAGATGAAAAGGGAATAGATATATTAAAGAAAATATCTCAATCATCTCCATTGTTTTATAGAACGAGCTTGTATAGTGGTATTCCATCTGTAGTAGGTATTAAAAATACATATACAGATGATGATATAGATAAAAGTATAAATGTTAATCAAATAATGCGACACAAATATAGCAAAACTAAGATAGAAGATGTGGCTGTAAAATGCAGAGTAAAATATGGTTATGATTATGTTAAAGAAGAATACACAAAAACAACAGAAGATATAAAACATAATTTCCCATCATCACAACAAGTGCTATATGATATAAAAGATGAAGATACTTATACATTAGAATATGAAGCAGAATATATACAAGATGACTTATCTGCAAACCTATTAGCTAAACATTTATTTGAATTAAATAAAAATCAACATTTATTATTATCATTTCAGATTCCATTAGGCGATGCAATAGAATTAGAAATAGGCGATATAATAGACTTTGTTGATAATATGGGTAATAGGACTAATATTAATAATACTAAGCCTTATGGTATGGATATGAGCATAGAAAACACTATTATAGACCAAGTAGTATATCCATATTTTATGATTACAAGCATTAAGAAAGATTTAACAAAAGTAGATATAGAGTGTGTGCAATTACACAAGCTAGAAGAAAAAGAATATGGAGAACAAGAATTTTATGATTATCAAGTCGGTGATGTAAATTTAGACCAAAATATAGACATATTTGATGTTCTTACATTAATGGATATGATAGAAGGTGGTGGTTTTAATAATCCTGATTATACAGACCAACAAAAAGAATTGGCTAATCTAGATGGTAATGCTGCGATTAATATTTTAGATGCAATTCGATTAATGCAAATAATTTTAGGTAATGACTAATGAGTATAACATTAACACAACATATAAACACAATAGAAATTAGCAATGCAAGTTCAGTAAAAGCATTAGAGATAGATTATTCAGGAAGTATAATAGCAGATATTGCTGGTAATGTAATATCAGGTATGAATAGTAGTAAGATAATTATATTATTTTTAGATGATCCACAAGAACTACTAATGACTTATAATGGTAATTTTGATATTAATCAAGTAAGAGCATATAGTAAAGATAAAGAGTTATTAAAGATAAAATTAAACACTATAACTGATAATTTTAGTGCAATCGATAGTAAATGGGACGAATCAACTACTACTTATGAAAATTATAATAGAACTAATAAATATATACCGAAGCAAAAGTCTTTGTTGTCATTTAAAATAAATGGAGAGCAAAAATATTATAATCCAAAAGGTGAAGTTGATACACAAAAAGTATCAAAGAGTGATTTAATGAAATTAAATAGAATTAGGGGAAATTATGGCGTTAAGCAAAAGTAGCTATGGTCAAGTAAAAATATGTCGTTTATATGTCGATTATATGCAATATTGCAAGAGTATAGGCTATGTAGATAGTTATCGTAATATGAATATCGATGGAGATGATAAGGCAGCTTGGGATTATAATCCAGCTAATATGCAAACATATCAAGTAAACATAACATCTGAAGCAGATAATTATGTAGGGTGGAAAGTTTATTTTAAAAATAATAATAAGCAGTTCTCTCAATTTATGTCTACTATTAACTATTTTGGTGCATTAGGACACGATTTTGGTAATGTGGGAGCAGATGAGGTTAAAATTAAATTAGGTGCTTATAGTGGTAAATCTGGTGATTCTTTAGTAGGTTCTGCATCTAGTCTAGGCTATACAATAAAAGAATTGACAAGTGATGATGATTTTAATGGTAATGATGATATAGGTGTATTTGATATATATATAAAAAAGAACGCTGGATTTGTAAATGGAGAAATGGTTAATCTAGGCTCTTTAATTGTTGGTCGATACTTTGACTTTCCTCATAGTGCAAACTTATCTATGAATGTCAAGAGAAACTATGAAGGTATCACTACGAAGAACACGATTAGTGGAAGATCAATATCAAACATAAATTATTATAAGCAGCCACATTGGGGAGATTATCCAGCGTGGACTAATATAGAAGCAACAGATGCAGAAGCGACTGGAGATTTTAGACCAGTATCGCAAGGTGGTCGCAGAGAATGGGATTTAACGTGGTCATTCTTATCTAAAGAAGATACATTCCCTAAGACTTCAGAAGATACAATGGCTGGTATATATGATACATCTAATGGTGCTTTTGATGGCTTTGATGGTAGTGTTCATCAGGGCAATATTATGGGTTGGCTAACTACATTTTCTATGGGTGGTCAAATTCCTATGATTCTACAAGTAGATAACACCAAGCAAGAATTTGCAAAAGTAAGAATTAATCAGAAGTCAATATCTGTGCAACAAAGCGCACCTAATCTATATACTTGCAAAATGAAACTCACAGAAGTATGGTAGAATTTCCCTCCAACTAATCGGATTAACATTCGTTTAGTAGGTATAAAAGAGCCTTATTCTTCATTGAATAGGGCTTTTTTTATAATTATTTCTCCTCGTAATGTTCAATTATTTAATAAAAAGTGAATCTTTTTCTTGCAAATATGATTGTTTTAATATTAATATTGGACTGGTTAGGCAATTAAATAAACAAGGAGTAAGTGAAATGAGAGTAGTAACAATAATAACAAAAGAAAATCCAACAGAAAAAGTAATTATGAAATTTTCTGATTCTACTATCTGTAAAATGAAAAAAGATTCAATTAAAACAAATTATGATGGCTCATTAATAATGCCGAATGGCGACTTAATTATCATTCATAACGACAAGGAGAGCAAGTAAGATGATAACTAATAAACATCGTCAAATAATACAAAATAAACTCAAATTAGCTGGTTGGGCAGGTTACAAGATTGTAGGCTATATGATATGCACAAATGTTTATAAGGTTAAGCTAGATGATGGAACGCTTATAACTATGGAAAAAGATGGTGCAATAATGCACATATATCAAAATCAAGATAAGAGAGGTAAATAATGGAGTTCTTGGATCAAATTTATCAGTTAGATTTAGTAATGTCGATAATAATGAAAGCAATAATAGTAATATGTTTATTACTATGGATTCCTACAAGGAGGGATAACAAATGAGTAAGGAGAACAATGAAGGTGTGATAGATTTGTTTGGTAAGAAATATCATACTGTTGGAAAGCGTATCGCTGACTTAGGCGAACAAACAAGCAAGGACTATACGTTAATAACAAACTACGATATAACACAATATCCAGTTGTTATAATTAAAGCAGTATTAACTGTTGGAACAAATAGTTATAGTGGACACGCTATGGGCGATATATCAGACCAATCGCTTCGTTCTAAAGTTAAAGGCAAAGTGCTAGAAGCGACAGAAACTCACGCTATCGGACGCTGTCTCGCAGCATACGGAAGTAATGGTGGAGAACACCCAAGTGCTGATGAAATGCTGCAAAATAGCGATTCTAGCTATGATAATCCAAAACCTAAGCTAGATGTCAATGATGATTATATTCCATTTAGAAAGGGCAAAAATAAAGGTAAATCACTAGTTGAGTTAGATGAAGGCTCTTTAGAATGGATCGTTCACGAATCAGGAATGGCTCAAGAGGTTAAAGATTATGCTGATAAAGTATTAGGTGAAAAATATGTAAATACAGATGGTGAATCTCATAATAATATTGTAAATCAAACAATAGAAAAAGAAGTTGATACACCTGATAACGAAGCAATACCATTCTAGGAGAAAAAAGATGAATATTTGGGAAGTTAAATTCGCAGAAAAAACAAAGAAAAACTCGGCTTATTTTTCTAGTAAATCAAAAGCAGATAAGTTTGTGCTAGACAATATGAGTTACTTTAAGGTCGAAAAGCCGATAAAGCATAGTGTGGACAAGACAAAGTGTAAAATACTTAAATTCTTAAACCGAGATAATGGTTTAGGTTAGGAGATAAAATGAATAATAATAATAAAATACATTTAGTTCTTGGTATGGTGATTGGATTATTGTTTGCATATAGTATGATAATTTATGCAGAAAATGATTCTTATACATCAACATTCCAACTGGGAAGTAAATACAATCCAATGTATGTCAGGATCGTAAAGTGAAACAAACAGAACGAGAAATCTTATCATCAATCAATGAAGTTCTAGGCACTGGATTAAAAGAATCTAGCGATAAATATGCGAGATTTGATGCGCACGGAGATAATGTGATTGCAGAAATCAAGTATAGAGATAAGTATTATGATGATACGCTTATTGAATTTGATAAATATTCATTCAACAAAGAATATGCAGCACTTAATAAAATGTATTTTTATTATGTTGTTGGGGTTGGTGATGAGGTTTTTTGTTTTGATATTTTAGAACTATTAGAAGATAATCATAACTTTTTATGGGAATGGAAGAAAATGCCGATAACAACAGAGTTTAGTAAAAAAGAATTTATATACAAGTACGTTGGCTATATTCCATTGCATAAAGCATTTATAAGGTATACAAGATGAATAAAGAAAAACTATTAAGTTGTTTGAATGAAATATCAAGTCATTTAGGATCAAATCTTTTTCAGATTATAGATGAAGATGAGATGCTTGAATGTGGTGCAATTAATCATACACAAGAAGAATTAGAGGAAGCATTAGATAAGACAATAGAAATAATTAAACCAATTATTGATGTATTAGAAAGATGAATAAAGAAAAACTATTAATAAGACAAATTGATAAATTAGAAAAGTACATCTCTAAACTAGAAGATAAATTAATACAGATAAAAATGGATTATAGTATAGATGATTATTCACTAGATATTGAAGATTTAATAGATAATAACTTATAATTCAATGAAATGCTCAATATGTAAATATAAGCTAAAAGATTATGGACATAATGCAGAGCCAATAAATAATGGTCGATGTTGTGATGATTGTAATAATTTAGTAATAAGAAGAAGAATATTTGATTACATAATAAACACAAAAAAGGAAGATTAAGATGTCAAAAAAAATATTAAAAGGTAAGTGTCCTGAATGTGGTAGTCAGAAAATACTAGTATATTTAATTGCAGAATATAATAGCACAATAGATGAAATTAATGGTGATGGACAAGTTAATTGGGAATACTCATCTGCATTTACTGAGTTTTATTGTGGAGATTGTGATTCAGAATTTCAATCAGCGAAAGATGTAGAATAATGAATTGTATTTATTGTGGACAAGAAACAGATTTAGAGAATGGCGATGTTGAGGGATATATTGGGAGTTTAGAAATTGCTTTTTGTATAGATTGTTATCCCGTTGTCGTATGTTGGATATTTCATAAAGAGGGAATAATAAAGGAGGAAGAATGAAAGTACTAGAATTGTTTGCTGGTAGTAGGTCATTTTCGAAGGTTGCAGAAGAAATGGGTATGGAAACATATACAACAGATAGAGAACCATTTAAAGATATTGACCAAGTGTGTGATATATTTGATTTTGATCTTGATAAAATGGACGAAGAATTTGGTGTTCCTGATATTATTTGGGCTTCTCCACCTTGCACATTCTTTAGCGTAGCATCTATCGGACATCATTGGAATAAAGACCACACACCTAAGACCGAACAAGCGATATTAGGAATGAAAATTGTAGAGGAAACTAAATGGATTATAAAAATGCTTAATCCTAAATGGTTTTATATAGAGAATCCTAGAGGTAAGTTGCGAAAATTATCAGTTATGACTTGTGAGCCATTTTTTAGGAAAACAATTAGTTATTGTTCTTATGGAGATGATAGAATGAAACCTACAGATATATGGACTAATGATTTTAATTGGATTCCTAGGCAAATCTGTTTTAATGGTAATAAAAATTGTCATCATCAACCAGCACCAAGAGGCTCTCAGACTGGAACACAAGGATTGAAGGGTAATTACTTAAGGTCAGTTGTTCCTGAACAATTATGTAGAGAGATATTAGAAAGTATTATTAAATAATTTAATTATTAACTATATTATTAATTCGGCAGAAAGGAGTAAGTAAGTGTTATGAGAAATAGAATATTAAAAAAAGAGTTTTGGTGCGATGAGAAGATCATTGAATTAACACCAGTAGAAAGATTGTTATTTCTAGGAATGACCAATTTTGCAGATGATGAAGGGATTCAGGTATACTCTGCTAAAGGCTTAAAAGCAAAAGTATTTCCAGCAGATAGTATTAGTGTTAGTGTAATTGAAAATGGGCTAACTAAAATGGAAGAACTAGGCTTAATTGAGTTTGGTAATGATAGAACATTGATTCGGATCAAAAATTGGAAGTTGCATCAGAAAATCAATAGACCATATCCATCTAAGTTTGATTTTATAGAGGAGGGTTGTAGTCATTCAATGAGTATTCACGGAACATTCAATGAACGTTCACTCCCTAATAATAAGAATAATAATAATAATAAGAATAAAAAGAAAAAGAAGAATAAGGATAATCCAGATTTTTTAGTTTTTTGGGATTTGTATCCTAGAAAGATTGGAAAGCCAAAAGCATTACTTAAATTAGAATCTATCTTAAAGGACTATTCTATAGAAGATATTATTGAAGGAACTCAGAGGTGGGTTGATTATTGGACTAATAGCTTTACAGAGATGAAGTATATACCACACCCAACTACATTTTTATCTCAAGAGAGATTTGCAGATCTCCCTGATGAGATAGAAGTAGAAGTAGAATATAGATTAGATACTACTGGTAGATTTTATATTGGATTCTGTAATAATTGTAAGCAGAGTGCTTTTTATCGCAAAGAAGAACTAAGACAAGATTCAAAATGTTGTAAAGATAAGATTCTACCTAGTAGAGATATTAACGAAATACAAGATATAAATGCAGAAGCATAAAAAAATGAAGCAGCCTTGCACTCTCTATGCCCTAACGTCTAACCAACTTCTAGGGCGTTCTTGCATACTCAATGCACACTTACTTGCCGTTTGTAGGGCTGCTTTAGTATTAGGTAAACTGATGTTTACTATGTCGAAAAGGAGAATGGTGGGCTAATATCAGTCCACCTGAATCTTATGGGTAAAATAGATAAATTTAAAAGTAAGAGGTCAGTAGAAGCTACAAGGCGATATAAGGAAAGATTTGTTGATGGTGGGATAATATGCAATCAATGTAATAAAGTTAGAAAAAAAGAACAATATCACACGCGAGTAGGTGGTTATCAATCGTATTGTAAGAAATGTTGTAGCGAGAATGGTAGAAAAAGAAATCAGAGAAATAAATATAAACTATGGTAAGGAGTTAATATGGATTTATATAGCATAATACAAAGGAATGGTAATCCTAAAAAAGTTTATCCGAAACATATAGCGATGAATTTAATGAGAGATATGAAAAAGGGAGAGTGTTTTTATTACGATGTGTCGCACCAAAGAGCAACAGATTGGTGTCAAATGTTTATGAGAAAAGAATTTTATAAACAGCATTTAGATAGTAGGAAACAATATTATAGAAAATTAAAAGAATTTAAACGAGTAAAAGTAGATAGTAAGACTGGATATATAAAAAAAATAAAAGACATTCCTATTTATACAGATGAATCAAGAGCATATGATTTTATAAGAACAAGAAAAACAAAGTTAAATACAATGGGAATACCAATAAGAATACAAAATTTATTATACCGTAGTGGATTTGAATATTATGAAGAATTGGCTGATATTGGTGTAAGAACACTAGCTGAGTATATTTATAAAAATAAATTTGGCTATTATCCTAGTTTTGATACTCTTGAAAAAACAATTACAGATTTAAAAAAAGCATTTAGAAAAAATAATAAGGGGAAATAAATGGAAATAGAAAGAATGACCAAAGGTAGTTGGGGAAAGATTAAAGCATTTTTTGATGTAAAGATTCAGGGAATGACAGTTAAAGGATTTAAGTTAATAGAAGGTATTAATGGAAAGTTTGTTGGCGTTCCATCAATAAGAAAAGAAGATGATAGTTATGATAATATCGTGATAATCGATAAAGATGTTATCGTAAACTTACAAGATATTGCAAATAAGCATTATGATGAAAATTGATTAGTTTTCTAATTAAAACTAGACCAAAGCCACAACAAAGGCATCGTAGTAATGGAAGATTCCAATATGATCCATCATCTAAGGATAAAAATAAATTTC